ACCGATTTTTCTGCCTTCCGAAATGAATAATTCTCCGGCCGCGACGCCTTGGCCCGCCGATCAGATCGAGCGCCGGCCGGTGGCTGAACTCATTCCCTACGCGCGCAACCCGCGCAAACATTCGCCGGGCCAGATCGCCGAGATTGCCGGACTGATCCGCGAGTTTGGCTGGACGATGCCGGTGCTGATCGATGACACCGGCCGCATCATCGCCGGACACGGGCGCACACTCGCCGCGCATCAACTCGGCATCCCCGACGTGCCGGTGATCGTCGCGCGCAACTGGTCGGAAGCGCAGAAGCGCGCTTACACCATCGCGGACAATCAATCCGCGCTGAGTTCCGCGTGGAACAAGGAACTGCTTCACGTGGAACTCGCTGATCTCGCCTCGCAAGGGTTCGACCTGCAAACCATCGGGTTCGACGCCGCCGACGCCGAGAAGCACGACGCCACCGGCATCGATACGCTGCCCAAGGCGCTGCAACTCGCTCCCGCCCGCGAGTATGCCCTGATCGTCTGCGCCGACGCCGACGAATGGGAACGCCTCAAGGTCGCGCTATCGCTGACGCCCGTCCGCCGGGGTGGTTACAAGAAAGGCTCGATGTTCGATGACGTGGGCACGCAACGCGTCGTGGCCGCTGCCGACCTCCTGGCGCTGATCGAACGATGACCGAACGCGACCCGCACATCGCTGTCCGTGACCTCGATCTGAACATCGCCAAGCTGGAACTTCTGCCGGGTGACATCCTCGTGGTGAAGTGCGGCCATCACCTTTCGCTGGAAGCCGTCGACCGCATCCGCGCCATGCTCGCCGGGGTGATCGCTCCCGGTGTCCGAATGCTGCTGCTTGAACCTGACTGGGACGTGGCGGTGATCATTGATCCGAGGGCACGATATGCCTGACCCGACCCATGAACCGATCATGCAGTTTTTCGAGTTCGGACACCTCCCCAACGAATTGCAACTGGTGTCCTCGCGCTTCCACCGCCTCGCGCTGGAACTGATGTCGACCCTACCGCGCAACGCCGAACGCTCCACCGCGCTCCGCAAGCTCCTGGAAGCCAAAGACGCCGCTGTGCGTGCGAGCATCGCCAAGTGACACGCCGCCCGCGCGTCGCCCCCGCACCGATGGTAATCGCGATACCGTCCAAGGGGAGGGCCGGCAAGGTGCATACGCTGGACGTGCTGCCGTCCGCCACCGTCTACTGCCCTGCGCTCGAGGTCGCCGCCTACGCCAACGCAGGCGCCCGCAGCGTGGTGCCCGTCCCCGACGCGATCCGTGGCATCACCGCGACCCGCAACTGGATACTCCGCCACACCGACACGCCGCGCGTGGTGATGATCGATGACGACGTGCGCGAACAGGGCTGGATCCAGGTGTTCGACCATTCCTCGCTGAAAACGCCGCTGGACGAAGCCACGTGGTTGACCGAGTTCGCCAAGCTGTTCGAGGTGACCGAACAGATGAACTACCGCGTGTGGGGCGTGTCGACCGAAAGCTCGTTGCGCGCTTGGTATCCGTATTTCCCCTTCCGCTTCCGCAGCTACATCACCGCCTCGTGCTGCGGCATCATCAACGACGGCCGCACGCTGTTCGATGAGGCGTATCCGGTGAAAGAGGATTACGAACTCTGTGCCCGCCTGATCAGCGAGGACGGGGGCGTGGTCGCCGCCCGTTACCTCTACTGGCAAAACTCGCACTGGCACGACAAGGGCGGTTGTCATGATTACCGCACGCAAGCGATGGAACGCGACGCGATCCGCCGCCTGACCCGCGCCTATCCCGGCGTGATCCGCGCGGTGGAACGCTCCACCAACGACTGGGCGATTGAGATTATCAACTAATGGCCGGACGCCGCCCGAAGCCCACCGCACTGCATCACGTGCAAGGCACCTTCAACGCGACCAAGCATGGCCGCGACCGCAAGCGTGAGCCGATCGCACTCGGCGACCTCGACGAACCGCCTTCGGACCTGACCGACAACCAGGAAGCGGTCTGGCGTTACGCCGTCGCGCACATGCCGCGCGGCCTGATCAAGCTGATTGATCGCGACATCCTCATGGTCTGGGTCGAGGCCCGCGACCGCTGGAACACCGCCCGGCTCATGCAGGCGATGATCGATCAAGATACGAAACTAAAGTTGTTGGTCAAGGGACCGATGGGCCTGATGCCGTCGCCTTACAACGACATCCTCGACAAGACGGCCAAGACCATGATCCGCGTCGCGCAGGACCTGGGCTTTACGCCCGCCGCACGCCCGCGCCTGCACGCCGACGTTCCCGACGCGGACAAGGGCGGTGATGACATCGTGGCCAATCCGTGGTCCGCTCTCAAAGTGATCCGGGGTGGCAAAACGGGCTAAGGGCGGTGGGGCACCGCCCTCGCTCTCCGCCGATGATCCACGCCGCTACGTCCAGGACGCGCTGGCCTACGCGCAACGCACCGCTGACGATCCAACGTCCGCCTCGATCCACGCCCGCACCGCCTGCGAGCGTTTCATCCGTGATTATGCCGAGGCGACCCGGAAAGACTCGCCCTGGTCGTTCGATGAGGACGCCGCGATCCTCGCCATGCTGTTCGCGCAGCAAATGCCGAACATCAAAGGGCCAGAGGCCGGAAAGCCGATCCATCTGATGGACTGGCAGAAGCTGGTATATACGAACGTATTCGGCTTCATGGAACGGGGCACCTCGACCCGCCGCTTTCGTCAAGGCGCGGTGTTCGTCCCCAAGGGCAACGGTAAAACCACCATCTCCGCGCCGCTCGCGATGTATATGACCTTCGGCGAGGGCGAAGGCGGTGCCGAGGGCTACGCCGCCGCCGTGACACGGGACCAAGCACGCATTCTGTTCGATACCGCGCAAAACATGGTGCGCCGATCACCCGATATGCGACGCGAATGGGGCGTCGGTGTCACCGCGAACGCGATATTCCAGAATGAGAGTGCATCGAAGTTCGTTCCGATCAGTTCCGACGCAAAAGCGCTGGACGGACACAACGTCACCGTCGCCGTGTGCGATGAAATCGCCTCGCACCGCACCAGCGAGGTTTACGACGTGTTAACGACCTCGATGGGCAAGCGGCGCCAGCCGTTCCTGCTCTCGATCAGCACGGCGACCGCCAATAGCTCGGGCATCGGTCGGCAAATCTGGGATTACGTGCTCCGCGTCGTTTTAGACACGCAACAGGACGATCGCCTGTTCGGCATCATCTATTCCGTCGACGATACGGATGATCCGTGGGAAGAAGCGACCTGGATCAAGGCCAATCCCGGTTGGGGCCTCGCCGTCCAGCCCGACGCGATCCGCGCCATCATGCGACAGGCCAGGAACAACCCCGCGCTGGAAGCCGCCGCGCGCACCCGTCACCTCAACATCTGGATCGGTGCCGACGAAGCGCTGTTCTCGACCCGCGCATGGACCGCGTGCGCTGATCCGTCGCTGCGGATCGAGGATTTCGAAGGTCGCGAGTGTCACCTCGCCCTCGACCTCGCCAGTAAGTCCGACCTCGCCGCCGTGGTCGCGCTATTCCCGGACGGACTCGGTTACGTGGCGTTCTCGCGCTGCTACCTGAACGAAGCCGCCATGATGGAGGCGCGCAATCCGTCCTATCCCGCCTGGGCGAACGCCAATGAGTTGGTGATCACGCCCGGAAATGAAACCGACTTCGGCGTGATCGAGGCCGATTGCGTCGACTATTGCCGCCGCTTCAACGTGCTCTCGATGGCCTACGATCCGTGGGGATCAACCCAGCTTGCGCAACGCCTCCAGGCCGAACGCGTGCCCATGGTCGAGTTCCGCAGCAACACGCAAAATTTCAGCGAGCCGACCAAGGAACTCGAAGCCTCGATCCGCTCCGGTCGCATCCGTCACGACGGCAACGGCCCGCTGACGTGGTGCATCGGCAACGTGGTCGGACACTATGACGCGCGGGGCAACGTCTTTCCGCGCAAAGCTCGACCAGAGAACAAGATTGACGCCGCCGTGGCGCTGATCATGTGCATTGCCCGCGCCATGACGAACGTATCTACATCGTCAATTTACGAAACACGCGGGCTAATGACGCTTGGCTGACGATGGCCTTGCACCTCGTGCCTATCGATTCATCTGAAACCAGGAGAGTTGCCTATGACGCGTGTTAGAATCACCGGCGGATATCTGAACGTGGAAACCCGCGACGGGATCGAAGGGCCGGTTGATCCGGGTTTCGGCGTGGGCGACGGCGCCGGCATCGACAACGGCCTGCCGCCGGTCGGCGGCGGGATTGGACCCGACAACGGACTGCCGCGCCCGCCGCCTGGGGTGTTTCCACCGCTGACGCCCTCGCATCCGATCCAGCCTGCACCAGGGGTGCCGCCTGGGACGATCTGGCCGCCCGTGGGCGGACCCATCCATCCCGACCAGGGCTTGCCTGGGGGCGGTAGTCCTCCCGCGCCTGACCAGGGCTTGCCTGGGGGCGGCACGCGACCTGTCAGACCTGATCAGGGCCTGCCGTCCAAGACGTTCTGGATCGTCGCCGGCATCCCTGGTGTGGGCTGGCGCTATGTGTGCGTCGACCCGTCGCTGACGGTCTCGCATCCGATCGCGCCGACGCCGCCGACACCGGCGCCCAAGCCCGTCTAAGCTCATGCGTGCATACGGCGTGCTGCAAGGCACGCCGCGTGAGCCTCGCCTCACGCTCCCCGCCGTTGTGAAGGATGCCAGCGGCCCGACCTCGACCCTTGGGGGCCTGGGGTGGCCGCAGCCGATGCTGTATGCCGCGCTCGGCGGCTATGCCAGCAATACCGGCGTTCCCGTTACCCCGTTTACCGCCTTGCAGTCGGCCGCGCTCTATGGGTGCGTGCGGTGCGTGTCGCAGGACATCGCGATGCTCGATCCGTTCGTTCGCCGCCGCCTGCCCAATTTCAAATGGAAGATTGAGACACGTCATCCGCTCAACCGGCTGTTTGCCGCGCCGAACCGCTGGCAGACGTGGTTTGAACTCATTTCCTACGCGTTGACCTCCCTCTGCCTGCGCGGCAACGCGTTTATCGTGGTCGATCGCGACGGCGCCGGTAATCCGATCGAGCTAGTGCCGATCGCGCCGGATCGCGTGACGATGATGCTCACTGAGGACGGTGAGCTTTGGTATCGCATCAACTCGCGCCGCCTCGGCTACGGGCTGGTCATCCCGCCGGACGACATGATCCACATTAAGAACATGTCGATGGACAGCTACGTGGGCGTATCGCCGATCGCGTGCGCGCAGGACGTGATCGGCCTCGCGCTCGCAACCCAGCAACACGGCGGCATCCTGTTCCGCCAGGGTGGCCAGATTGGTGGCGTGATCAAGCATCCGGGGCAACTGTCGAAAGAGGCCGCTGAGCGCATCGCCAACTCATGGCGCGATACGCACAGCGGTGTGCAGAACTCGCACAAGGTCGCCGTGCTTGAGGAAGGTATGGACTTTGAAAAGATCGCGATGACCAACGAGGACTCGCAATTCCTCGAAACGCGACGGTTCCAGGTGGTCGATATTTGCCGCCTCTATGGAGTGCCACCACACCGCGTTGGCGAACTCGACAAGGCCACGCTTAATAACATAGAGCAACAAAATCAGCAATATGTCGACAGCGCACTAAAGCCAACTGTGCGGTCAATTGAACAATTGTTCGATCGTCATCTGTTATTCGAGGATGAACGGATGACGCTGCAATGTAAGTTCAGCTTTGACGACATGACGCGCGGTCCGCTGCTGGAACGGTATCAGGCATACCAAATCGGCACGCTCAACGGCTGGTTGTCCCGCAACGAGGTCCGCGCCCGCGAGAACCTCGACCCGATCGATGACGGGACCGGCGATGATTACCGCGTGCCGCTCAACACCGGCGACCCGACAAAGCCGGAAACCCTCGGTCAGCAGGCCGGGCCGAAGCAACCCGCGACAGTGGGAGGTGACGATGCAGATCGTTAGCGCGACGCGGTTCAAGCTGCTCAACCGCAACCGTCGCTCCGCCGCCGCCGCGTTCGGCGTGCGCAAGCAGATCATCGCCCCCGCTGACATCATCGAAAGCGACAAGCGCGCGCTGCGCTTCACGATCTCGACCGCCTCGGTGGATCGCGAGCAAGACACCATCGCCATCGGCGGTTGGGACCTCGCGAACTACCGGAAAAACCCGGTCGTGTTGTGGGGGCATGACTCGTCGCTATTGCCGATCGGGCGCGGGTTCGATGTCGCTGTTGAGGACGGCGCGCTCAAGGCGTCGGTCGAGTTCATCCCTGCCGACATGCCGGAAGGCGGCGCGTTCGCCGATAGCGTGTATCGCCTCGCGCGCTCCGGGTTCATCGCCGCGACCTCGGTCGGGTTCCGCCCGCTGAAGTGGACCTATTCGACCGACAAGGAGCGCGGGGCCGACGATTGGTTCCCCGGCATCGACTTTGAGGAACAGGAGCTGGTCGAGCTGTCGATCGTCACCGTTCCCGCCAATCCCGAGGCGTTGGTCGACGAACCATTGCCCGGTGAGGGCACCGCGATTGCCACACCAAACCCGACGAGCGGCGAGGAAGTGACCGCTCTTAATGAAGAACGAATAAGAGCACGAGCACGCCGCCGACGCGTGTTCCAACTGGCTATGGCGATGGCGGACTGATCCGCGCGCCCTTAACCCCACACACAAGGACCAAGGTCATGGCTGGACTTTCCGAGAAGCATCGAGAGTTAAAGCGTCGGCGCGCTGAAATCGTCGCCAAGATGGGCGCCATCGTTAAGGAAGACTCTGACGACAAGCCGGCGAGCGAGGAGGAGACGAACACATTCGACGAACTCGCCGCCTCACTGGCCGCGATCGATCAGCGCCTGCAACGCGTCGCCGCTGCCATGCAGGCCGCTGCCGAGGGCGCACAGGACGCGGACGACCCGGACTCGGACGCGGACGACAAGGGCCTGCGCCGCCAGGGCTGGCGTATCCCGATGGCGACCGCGAAGCGTGATCCCGACGCCGGACTGAAGGACAAGCGGGGCATCAAGGCCGCGCGCTACGTGCTTGGCCTCATGCATGCCAGCTTCAACAAGGTCTCGCTCGAAAAGGCCGCGGAGTTCGTCGCCAATCGCTTCGGCGATGACATCGTGGCACGCGCGCTCAATGCCGGGGTGACCGGCGAGGGCGGCGCCTTGATTCCGCAGGATTTCATGGCCGACCTGATCGAGCTACTTCGCGCGATGACCGCTGTGCGCGGCGCCGGCCCGATGGAGGTCGGAATGCCGATGGGCAACCTGACCATTCCGCGCCTCGCTGGTGGCGCGACCGCCGCCTATCAAAACGAGCTTGACGATATCGGCATCTCGCAAGAGCGGTTCGACGATGTGAACCTCGTGGCCAAGAAGCTGACCGCGATGGTTCCGGTGAGCAACGACCTGATCCGACGCTCGCCGATCGGCGTCGAGGAAATCGTGCGTGACGATCTGGTGCAGACCGTTGCGCGCCGTGAGGACCTTGCCTTCCTGCGCGGCGACGGCACCGACAAGGGGCCGATCGGAATGCGTCACCTTGTGCTGCCGGCGAACCTGATCACCGTCACCGCGATGCCCGCGACGCCCGCGCCGGGGGACCAATTGACCGCGATCCTGGCCGGCGCCTCGGCCGCGATCCTCGCCCTGCAGAACGGCATGAGCCGGATGATCCGCCCGACCTGGATCATGGCGCCGACGCTCGCGCGGTTCATCTCGACCGCCCGCGATCAGGTCGGCGGGTTTTACTTCAAGGAGGAAATGGCGCGCGGCATGTTTGAGGGCTACCCGGTGCGCCTCACGCAGCAAATCCCGACCAACTTGGTGATGACCACCTTTACCAAGGCGAGCGAAATCTACTTCGTGGATATGGCGGATTTCATCATCGCCGACACCTACAACGTGGTGGTCGATGCCTCTGATGTCGCGGCCTACAACGACGGGACCGGCATGGTGTCGTCATTCCAGCGCGATCAGTCGCTGTTCCGCGTCATCGCCGAGCATGACGTCAACATGCGGCACCTTCAGTCGCTGGTGGTGCTGCTGACGCAGGATTGGGGCTTCAGCGGGGTTCCAGGCTCGCCTGGGGCGCCTTACTCGACGCAACCGCTCAATCCCACGTGGTCGCAGGCCGCCGCCATCAGGCCAGCCCTGGCGACCGGCGCGAACGCACCGCCGACGCTCAAGGACCCGGCATAACAGGGAGGACGCACGATGTCAGAAACCGAAACCATGCCAGCCGAGGAACCGGGCGGGCGCGTGGTGACGTTCGCCACGCAATGGGGCAGCTACAATGCGGGCGAGTCCGCCGCCTTCAGCGAGATGGACGCCGACGCGCTCATTGCGCAGGGCGTCGCGACGGCGGGCAGCGAAGGGGGACCGGCCGAACCACGGCCGGACCTCCCGCCTGGGGGCGTGATGGTGGCGGGGCTGGAACATCCGCCGCGCCGTTGGCCACCTGATCCGCAACACCTCGACGTGGTGCAGACCTATGACCCTCGCGTGTCGACGCAACTGGATCGCGCCGCGCGTGACATTGCTGCGGGCAAGCCCGGCACCGCCGCACAAGAGGACCACGACGCCGCGCTGGCCAAGATGGAGGCAGCGCAGCAACCGACACCGACACCGACACCGACACCGACACCAACGCCGACACCGCTGCCGGCCTGACAGGGGAGAACGCCGCGATGCCAGTCGAAGGTATTCCGCCACGCGACAGCCCGGTGACCTTCGCCGCGCAATATGCCAGCTATTTCCCTGGCGAGGTCGCGGCGTTCACCGCCGACGAAGTTGAAGCACTCGGCGCCCTGGGGGTGTTGCAACCCCCAGCGGTGCCGCCCGCCAACGTCGACATTCCCCACGTGACGCAAAACGGAAGCGTGCTGAATTGCACGCTCGGCAACTGGACGGGGGAGCCGACCAGCTACGCGTTCCAATGGAAAATTAATGCCGTCAACGCCGGCACCAACAGCGACACTTTGGCAGTCACAGGGCCAATGGTTGGGGAAACCGCGACCTGCGTGGTGACCGCGACCAATGCCCACGGCTCAACCCCTGCGCCGGTGTCTAACGGCGTCATTGTGGAGACACCCCCATGAGCGACCTCGCGCCCGGCACGCTGGTGCAAATGCGGATCGCGCGCCGCTTTGCCCACTACACGATTGGCGATGTCATCGCGGTGCCGATGAATCAGGCACAGGACCTCGCCATGCGACGCCTCGCGCAACCGCTTGCGATCATGGTGCCCGTCACCTCGCCAGAGTCCCCGCCGGCAGACGCCACGCCGACGCGCTCGCCGCCATCGTTGGTGCGCAAGTAACGCCGCATGTATGCCGCGCTGCGTATCCTCGATCCGCCCGCGAGCGAGCCGGTGACGCTCGATCAGGCGAAGCGGCATTGCCGCATCGATAACGACTATGACGACGATCTGGTGACCATGTATCTGACCAGCGCGCGCACCTGGGCGGAAACGTGGCTCAACCGCGCGCTGTTCACCCAAAAGCTGCAATTCAACGTCACATGGTCGCCGCCACCGACTGCCACGCCACTGGTGCCGCAATCGCTGATCGTGTTCCCGCTCAACTGGCCGCCCCTGGTAAAGCGACCGATCGAGCTACCGCGCGCGCCAACGGTCTCGGTCGAGGGCATCACCTGGGGGCCGATCGATAATATGCAGGCGGCAGACCCGGACGATTACGATACCAATCTGCTGGTCGAGCCGGGGTATATCGCAGTGAAGCCGCAGCTTCTGCCGCGCATCCCGCAGCAATCGATGTCGATCAATTACACCTCGGGCTACAGCGACGCGGACCCGACCGCGATTCCGACGCCGATCCTCCACGGCATCCTGTTCCTGACCGCGTTCCTTTATGAGCAAAGGGGCGATGCCGGGGGCGACATGCCCGCGACCGCGCGCGCGCTCATGGCGCCCTATCGTTTGTGGACATTCGCCGGGTAGGAGGCGCGCCATGTCCCCGTTGCTGATCCTGGTCATCGTGCTGGTGTTGCTGCTGTTCGGCGGCGGCTACGGCTACCGCAGGGGCTACTACACCGGCACGGCATATCCGTTTTACGGCGGCGGGCTGCTCGCCGTGGTCATTGTCGTGGTGCTGATCCTCGTGCTGACGGGGCGCTTGTGAGTGCCTGACAACGCCTCGGGGCAATTGCCCTCGCCGATCGGCATCGGTTCGTTGCGCTGGCTGGTGACGTTGTATCGCCGGGACCAGGTTCCCGCCGATGACCTCGCGTTGCAGGAAAACTTGGTCCCCATCGCGATCGTGCACGCCGACATTCAACCGACCTATGCGAGCACGTTCTATCAATCGACGCAGGTCGATACCCCGATCACGCACATGATCAACGTGCGCTGGTTCGACTATCCCGCGACCATCGATGTCGTGATCCGCAGCACACACCGACCGGACGGCACGCAACGGACTGAACTCTACCGGGTGCGCCGGACGAAAGAGGTCGCCGGCCGCAAGCGGTTCCTGCAAATGGAATGCGAGCTTGAGCACAGCAAAACGACCGTCGACGACACCGACGCCACGCGCAACGCCGAACTGACGGAACCCTACACGCCATGACCACCGCCGCGCTTTTCATCACTCCCGCGCCCGGCCGCGAGGTGCGGTATCCGCCGACGATGCGACTGCTCACCGACGAAGGCTTGACCGTGCCGGACGATGACCTGTTCTGGGCGCGTCGCCTGCGCGACGGCGATGTGATCGCCAACGCCTCCGGGGCCATCTGGGACAATTACTTCCCGGCACAGCCGAACACCCCGACCGACTGGGACAGCGACGCCACCGACTGGGACGCCCCGTGAGCGACCTCAAGCTGACGGTGACAAGCTGGGGCGAGGTCGCGATCGATAAGAAGCCCATGCGCGCGCTGATGCGTGCCGCCGGCAACGATGTGCGGACCAAGACATCCCGCCTGATCAACGCCAGCGACGGCGGGGGGCGCACCTACCGCCTTCCGGCCGGTCGCGGAACCTATCGCGCCTCGATGCCGGGCAACCCGCCAGTGAGGCCCACAGGGCGGCTACGCGGGTCCCTCAAGACTTACGTATTCAAGAGCGCCGAGGGCTTCGCCGTCCGCGCCCGTCAGTTCTATGCGCTGTTCCTCGAAGTCGGCGCGCGGGGCGGTGGCAATCCGGGGTCCCGTTCAGTGAAGCCGATTAACCGCCGCACCGGCCGCAGGATGCGCGCCAAGGGCGTCTACACGACGCGCGTGCTGGAACCTCGCCCGTTCCTCGATCGCGTGATGGACCAGGAGGCGCCGAACATCACCCGCCGGCTCCGCGAGGCGTTCGCCAAGTCGCTGACGTGGAAGCAGACCAAGTGATTATCGACACATTCATTTTGCAGATACGCGCCAACGCGCCGCTGTTCGCCGGCCGCGTCGCAGGCGCCGCCGAGTTCAATGCCGGGCTGAAGAATTACAATACGTCGCTTGCGCTGCCTGCCGCCTATGTGGTCCCGCTGGGTCAGGAGGCCGACGAAAACATAGGATTGGGCGGCGACCTCTTGCAGATTGTGCACAAATACGTCGGCATCATCGTCGAGCTGGACGCGCAAACCGACCGACGCGGTCAGGCACCCGCGATGCAGTTGGACTTGATCGAGGAACAGCTAAACGCCTCGGTGCTCAACATGATCCTGCGGGACCACTGCCCCCGCATGTCGAAGGGCGTTTATACCCGCACCGCCCGTTGGCTCGAACTCGACCGCGCTCGCTCGTTTTACCAATTTGAGTATGGCCTCGATTGGCAACTCGGTTCGCAAGATGGCGTCCAGGTCCAATCGATCCCACTCGCCGCGATCGAGGTGGACATCTTCAAGGCGCCGGTGCAGCCGGGCGACACGCCGCCCGCCGTCATCCGCGTGCCCACCGGGGATCCACCGTATCCGCCAGCAACCGATGGTCCGTGGCCCAATGGTTAGCGCGATTGATCCGACCAAGCCGACAACGACGCACGCTTTCACCGCCGACATGCGCGCCAATTTCGCGGCAGCGAAAGCCGAGATCGAGGCGTTGCAGGCATCGATGGCGTCACTGCAAGCCGCGTATGGCACGATCAACCCGCAGGTCGACTCACTCGGCAGCGTGACCGCCGCAACGCTCACTCTCGATTTCACCACGACGCGCATATACGCCTTGACGATTGCCAGCCCGACAATCGCCCTGACCGTCGACACCAGCACGGCGCCCGGGGTGCTTGTCACCGGCCTGATCGCGATCACGCAGGACGCCACCGGATCGCGGGATATGACCTTCCCGGCATCCTTCCGCTGGCAAGGCGGGTTCGCGCCCTCGTTGAGTCTCGTGCCGGGGTCCACCGACATTGTGCAGATCAGCACGCTTGACGCTGGCGCCACGTGGTTCGCCGCCATCGCGTTGCAGGCGCCGCCGTGACGCAAAAATTATCGGCGACGCTGGCGAACCAACTGGCGAACACCATCGCAACGACATTCAACGACGGTTACCTCGACCTCTATGGCGGCTCGCCCGGTGACACCCCGGAGGATGTCAGCAAGGGGACGTTGCTCGCGACTATGAAGTTGCCAATGGCAGCCTACGGCGCGGCGGTGAACGGTGTGTTGACGCTTGCGGGGCAGTGGTTCGGCACCACGGTTGCGGCTGGATTGGCCACCTGGGGGCGGTTCCGCGATCACGGCAACACGATCTATTTGGTGGTGATCGTCAGCGGCCCCGGTGGCGGCGGGGAAATCATCGTCGACAATCCCGCGTTGCTATTCGGCGATGTGGTCGAGGTCATGTCGTTCACCTACACCGTGCCGATGGGCGACTGATGGCGGTCAGCCGCGTTGCGCTCCTGACCGCGACAGCAATCGGGGTCGGCGTCGGCGCGCCACTCTCCATCGCGTTCAGCCCGACCGCCGCCGCGCAATTGGCCGTGGTCACGGTCGGCTATCAAGCCCAGTCGAGCGTTGGGCCGGTCAACGCGTGGTCGCCGACCGATTACGGTGGCGGCACCTGGAACCTCCTGAACAATGGCCGGGACGTCTATTGCGCCAATCCGTGGGCGACGCCGGTTTCCGCCGGCGGCATCCGCGCTGGGCAGGGGACCAACGAAGGCAGGTTCTATTTCGAGTTCAAGGCGGTGGTTAACGCCCTCATGATCGGGCTTTGCACCGCCGCAGCGGAGTTCGCTGTCGGCGTCACCGGCGCCCCCAGTGGCACCGTTGGCATGGTGCAGAAAGACACCGGGACCAACGACTATTGGTGCACCGCATGGGACGCGGTGCTTTACGTCGGCAACGGATTGTCGCCTGGGGGCGGTGCACCGAACATCGTCAAGAATGGCGCAGCGATCGGACGGCTCGATTACACGCTTGCACCGAATGATGTCATCGCGATCGCCTATGACGCCAATGCGCAGCGCGTGTGGTTCCGCAACGTCACCAACGGCGCGACCTGGAATAACAACCCCGCCGCCAATCCTGCCACCGGCGCCGGTGGCCTCGACACCTCCGGGCTATCCTCAACCGTGCTGTATCCGGTGATCTGTAGCGACGCCGCGCTGTGTCAGGGTAACACCAAACTGGGCACGACAAACTGGGGCGACGATGACAGCGTGGCTTTCGTCGGTGCTGTGCCGAACGGGTTCACGCGGTGGGCCAATACGCTCTATCAGGTGCCCGATGCGCCGGTGGTCACCTGTGACGGCGAACCGCTGACGCTCAACCAGACGCAAAGCGTTGACCCGAGAGTCGGCGCCCTGTCGCTTTACACGCTGCCGCTCTACAGCCCGGACAACGCCGCGCGCCACTTCGTGGTGCAGCCATCGGGTTATCTCGGCAACACGCAGGTCAGCATCGCCGCCTATGCCGGCACCAATCAGCGATTGGCACCGATCGTCATCAACGAATACGGCACGCACGATGCAGCGGTGAACACCGGCACGACGCAAATCACCACGGGCAACGTCGGCTCACTCTGTTGCGTGGTCGGCGATACGTTCTTCGGCGGCACGCCCTCGACCATCGCTGTCACCGGTGCGAGTTGGACACGCGCCGACGCCAAGACGGCACCCGACCAGAGCGTGACGGTCGCCGAAAGCAGCGGAACCGGCACGCTGAGTTGCACCTTCACCGACCCGACGAATTACTGGACGATGCTGGTGCTGGCGTATGAAGTGCTCGCCGGCACGCCGCTGCCACAAGATGGCGTCAAGGTGATCAACACGCACGCCGCTGTGCTCGGCGTCATCAACGCCGCGAGTCCCCAGACGGTCTCATTCGATCCGGGTCAGCAAGCCGATCTGCTGGTCGTCACGCTGGCCTGGGCGTCATCCGACCCGCTCACGCCCGCAACCATCACGTTCGATGGCGTGATCATGCAACTGGTCGCCTCGCCGATGCTGGTCTCGGGGCCGAATGGTGCCGTCGCGCTATGGGTGCTGCCGCTGGCAGACGCCGTGGTCGGGGCGCGCAACATCGTTGTCGACTGCAATCCGAATTACAACGGTTACACCTCGATCGCGGTTCATTCGTTCGGCAACTCCGCTGGCGTCATGGGCGAGATGCAACCCAGCGAGTTCGGCGCGCATGACGCCGGGGTGAACACCGGCACCGCGACAATCCCCGGATTGAAAGCCAAATCGGCGGTTGCGTTCGTCGGCGGAACGCTGTTCGGCAACACGCTCGCGACATTGCAGCACAGTGCCGGATGGACTGACGACGGCTTCGCGAGCGGCGCCAATCAATCGATCTTTGCCTATCACCTGACCGCACCGGTCGCGAATGACGGCGACGCCGCGACGATCACCCTCAGTTCAGACACGGTTTACTTTGACCTGATCAACATGGGTTATGAGGTGCTGTTTAAGGGCGTGTCCGCGCCCAAAAGCTCGGTGGTGATCACCAATCACTCGTTGGTTGATATGGGCACGATCGGGTTGGAAACCCGCACCACGACATTCGACGCCAAGGGCGCGGACTTGCTGATCGTGTGCGCCGCGCGGACCAATAACAGCTATTTCGGCCCAGCCACCTATCGCTACGGCAACGTGCCTCTCGCGATGCGTGACGCCCTCGATGTCCGCAACAGCGACACGTCGACCGCGATGGAAATCGCCTTCCTTGCGCGCCCGCCGGACGGCCCGCAGACCCTGTATGTCTCGGGGCATACCGGATACTGGGGCTATACAACCGTATATCTGATCGGGCTGAAATCGCTGTCCGGCGTGGTCGGTGCGCGTGTCTCCCTCCCGGTCTCCGGCACCTCGGCAAACTTCGGCTTCGGCGACTCGGTGCCCGGCTCGCTATTGCTCGCGTTCGCCTCGGCCATCTTTCCGAAACGCAACGTGACGCCGAATTATGGCTGGTCGCTGATCGAGGAGAACTTACTCAGCCCGTCAATCAACGCCTGGATGTGGCAAGCCTACGGCGGGCCTGGGCAGAACCTATTGCTTGCGGCGGACGGCTACGCCGCGATGGCCGGCGTCATCCTTGAAATGCAGGTCGAGGTAACGACGGTGCCGAACAAGATCGGCAACGGCGCGGCGGCGCAGCTCGCCGACGTGGGCGCCGGCAACGCGAGCAACCTGGGCAGGCTGGTGCCGAACGGACAAGACTTCCACGTGTATTGGGAAACCTGGGAGGACGTGCCGAATAAGGACCCGGCGACACTGGTGCCCGATGATTTCTATCTGGCGCGCATCCCCACCGTAATCACTCATGTCGCGCTGTCATTCGCGATCCCGCGCTTTACCTATGTTGACCTCGACAGCCCGCTGAAGCCGACCACCGGACTGAACTTCCCCGGCGATGCGCGATTGCTTCGCGCCACGCTCGATCTGCTGCGCGCCCGCTCCCCTGGCATCAAAATTCTAGTGTGTATGCAACAGAACACCCCGGAGGAAGCGCACAACGAGCCATATGATCCCAACGGGTGGGGCGGCATGGACGCGACGAATGTCGCCTCGACCTTGAAGTTCATACAGGACATGGCGCTTGACGGTGTGGTGCTCGATTACGAGTGCCTGTCAGCGAACCTCGATCCTGATCACCGCTGCACCATCAATCCCGACGGTTCGGTGACCTGCTACACCGACGCTGAACTCGTGCAGACGATCAAGACACTGCGCGCCGGCATCCCGCGCCCGTTGCTGCTCTATCTCGACGGTATACACGTCGGTGCATACGCAATCGGTGACTACGTGTATGCGCCGCCGGTGGGGCAAAATGGCGGCTATGACATCTGCGTATCGCTCGATCCCGCCGCGATGGCGTGCCTCGATGGCATCCACGCGATGACCTATGACGCGGGCAACACCTATGACCCGCGCACCGGGTTCCGGTCGTTCCACGATCTTTTCCCCAACATCAAGATATGGCTGGGGCTGCGCACGGGACCGCCGCAATGGGAGGACGTGAAGCAGAGCGCGAACGAAATGCGCGACTTCTGCAACACCGTGATCCGCCTCGGTGGTGGCGGTGTGCATCTGTATTCCGGCATGTGGGACGTTGGCTATATCGGCCGCTATGACGGCGCCTCCAATCAAGGGCCGTTCGGGAACTACAGCCAGACCTTTCCCGACGCCAACGTGGCAGCGGCGGTGGTCGCCGACGTGTTCCGCCTCGGCACCGACACCGTGCCACCGGGCTTCGGTTACGCCGGCAGGCACGATCAGCTTCGCATCAACAACAACCATCTGTTGCTGGGGCGAATGGGCCGCATGGTCATTTAGAGGAGAGCCACCGATGAAAGTCATTCCCGGCGCGCCCGATCGTCAGGTGCGCGATCCACGTTCCGGCGCCTTGGTGCCCCCAGAGGGCCGCGAGGTAAACGAGCACGACCTCTATTGGGCGCGTCGCTTACGCGATGGCGATGTGGTGCCCGCTGATCCTGATCCGCCGCCAGAAACTGTGAAGGGGGCCTAAAGCGATGGGCATCAATTTCACCTACTACCAGACCAGCAACCGGGTTCCCGGCGTCTATGTCGAAATGGACCCGTCGCAGGCGAATACCGGAGTCGCCAATCAAACGACGCTGCTGTTCGGTCAGATCACCGCTGCCGGGTCCGCAACACCCGATCAGCCTTTCATCGTTGAAAGCGTGGCACAGGTGCAGGCGGCGTGCGGCGCCGGCTCCATGCTCGACGCGATGGCGGAGCGCTACCTCGCGCGCGATCCGTTCGGCACGCTGTATCTGCTGCCCCTCGCCGACAACCCGGCCGGCGTCGCCGCGCATGGCACGGTGACCATCACCGGCACCGCGACCGCCAGCGGCACGCTCAACCTCTATATTGCCGGGCAACGCGTGCAATCCGTGGTCACCAGTGGAGACACCGCGACCGTCATCGCGGCGAACCTGTTGGCGGCGATTGCGACCATGACCAGCCTGCCCGTGAGTGAAGCCGCTGCGGCGGGTGTCATCACCCTGACCGCGCTCAACAAGGGCGAGGCGGGCAACGGCATCGACCTGCAAATGAACTACCAGGGCGCACCTGGGGGCGAGTTCAACGTGCCAGGGGTGACCGTGGCCATCGTCGCCATGTCGGGGGGCACCGCTAACCCGATCCTGACCAACGGACTGGCGAACCTGTCCAGCGTGCCGTTCGATTTCATCGGCCTGCCCTACACCGACACAACCTCGCTCAATGCGATGGAGACGTTCCTCGCCGATGATGTTGGCCGCTGGTCGTGGGAACAGATGATCTATGGCGGCTGCTTCTCGGCCTTCAAAGGCACGCTTGGCCAGTGCACCGCGTTTGGCCTCGCGCGCAACGACCAGCACATGTCGGTGGTCGCCTATCAAGGGATGCCTGATCCCGCCTGGATCGTTACCGCTGAAATTACCGCCTCCTGCGCCGCCAGCCTGCGGGTCGATCCCGGCCTACCGCTGCAATACATCGCGACCACACTCCAAGCCCCACCGGTGCCGCTGCGATGGACCCTCGGGGAGCGCAACACGCTGCTGTATGACGGCATGAGCACGCTACGCGAACAGCAGGACAACACCGTGCTGATCGAGCGCATGTGCACGACGTATCAGAAGAATGCCGCCGGTGCGGTCGACAACTCATACCTCGATGTAGAAACGATGTATGGGCTGATGTTCGTCGCGCGCGACCTCTCCAACTTCCTGCTGACCCGCTACGCGCGCAAGAAACTGGTGAGCGACACGACGCCTATCCTCGCCGGTTCCAACTGCGTCAACGCGCCGATGATCAAGGCCAGCGTGGTGAATGAGTATCGCGCCCTGCAGGCGGCGGGCTACGTGCAGAACGCCGACACGTTCGCCAAGACCACCGTGGTGGAGAACGCCGGCAACGGGCTGGTGAAAATCCTCGCGCCGGTCGATCTGGTGAACCAACTGCGGCAGATCGCGATCCTGCTGCAATTCCGCAAGAGCTAAGGGAGGGACGGATGCCGCCGCTACATCCTGAATGCCCGAACGACCCGGCCGACTGCCGCATCCGATTGGTGGGGGCGATGATGGCCACCGCCATGGACTGGACGCCGGTCTATGACGGCAACGGCGTGATGCTCAATTCCGATCCGAACACATACGCCAACGACTTCGCGTGCGATGCGTGCGGTGGCGAATGGACCGAGGAACGGACCGGCGATGACATGGTGGTAACCACCAAAACCGCACCGCGCGTGCCGCAGCAACTTCCGAAGGGAGCGACATAAGATGGCCTCTTGTGTGCCGTTGGCCGGTATCACCGGCCTGACGATCGACGGGAACGCTTACATGGTGGTTTCCGACGTAACGTGGTCGCCGGTGCGCTGGCGTCGCGAGACCTTGCTCGGCCTCGATAGCGTGCACGGTTTCAGTGAGGTGCCCGCCGCCGGGTTCGTCGAGGCAACCTTGCGCGATAGCTCGGACATCACCGTGGGGGACTTCAACGACATGCGGTGCGTCGAGGTCCAGGTGACGCTCGCGAACGGCAAGGTGGTCGGTGGCGCGAACATGTGGTGCGTCACCGCGGTTGAAGCGCGCGCTGCCGAAGGCACCTTCCAAGTGCGCTTCGATGGCGTCGACGTAAGCGAGACGTTCGCATGATGGATGGCATGACGATCGCTGATCAGATGGATCAGCAAGAGGAAGCCGCAACGCCGCGCGTCCTCGACCTGGAGCTTGATCCGCCGGTCATGTTCCAGAAGAAACCATTCGCCACGCTCCACCTGGAAGAACCCACGGGCAAGATGATGGAACGGTGCGAGATGGAATTGCAGGGTGGGGTCAACTCCTACTCGCTCCGCCGCGCACAGATAACGTTGATAGCAGCGGTCGCCAAGGTGCCCCGCGAGGTGGTCGAGGGGATGCCCATAGGACAAATCGCGCGTGCCTGGGATTTTCTACTAAAGCTGTTGCCGGCTGGCCAAGTAATTGGCGCGATATCATAGCCGACCTGACGCGGTTCTGGGGCTGGGGGCCGCGTGACGCATGGTCGTTGACCGGCACGGAACTGATGTGGTGGCTCGATCAGACGCACCGCATTGCCGCGCGCGAACGCGAAGCCGCAGAGGCACGGCGTAGGTAATGGCCGGCTACTCCGTCACCTATACGGTCGTTGATAACGCAACGAAGCAGATCGATGCGATCAATCGCCGCATCGCTCAGATGCGCGCGCCGATGGACCGCATGTCGCGCTCGATCAGCCGGTTCGTCGACGTGTCGGGTTTGCGCAAGGTCGCGGAAGGTTTCGGCTGGATCGCGCGCGCCGCCGCCACCGCGTTCCGCGCGATGATCGCGATCGTCCCGGTGCTCGGCGCGATCACCTCGGCCGCCACCATCGCCGGCATTGTCAAGCTGGTGAACTCGTTTTCCGCCTGGGGTCGGCAACTCTCGATCAACGCCGATCAGATCGGCATGTCGTCGCAGAAGTTGCAGCAATTCGAGGACGCGGCACGCCTCGCCGGTGGCAGCGCTGACGACATGACGCAAAGCCTCCAGGGCCTGCACGACGCCACGGTGCGCGCGCTGGAAGGCCAGGACCCGCAAACACTCGCATACTTCAATCAGCTTGGCGTCAACCTGCGCGACGCCAACGGCCAGATGCGATCCACCGCCGATCTGCTGCCCGAGGTGATGCAGAAGTTGGAGGACATCAAAGACCCCACCGACCGCGCGCGCCTCGCCACCGCGCTCCTGGGCGGCGCGGGGATGAAGCTGGTTGAGAGTTTGCGCGTCAGCGGTCAGGCGCTCGGCCAGTGGATGACGGACGCCAGCAAGTTCACCGAACTGACGCAGGCGCAGCTACAGGACATGATCAAGTATGAACAGGCCCAAGGGCGCCTGGGCGTTGCGTTCGATCACCTGGGGCAGCAGGTCGCGGCTGTGCTGGCAAAGAACTTTACCCCGCTGTTCAATCACCTGTCCGAGTTCGTGACGACGCATCAACCGCAGATCATCGCCGCCGTTGACGAACTGTCCGCGCGCTTCGCCGCGTGGCTCGATAACCCGGACATGTGGAAGAACATCGGCGACGGCATCACCAAAACGATCGATGGTCTGCAATACCTGATCACCCACCTCGACACGATCGTGCGCGTTGCGGAGGACATCGCGATCCTGTTCGCGGTGAAGTGGGGCGTCGGCGTGGTCGCCTCGATTGCGCAGGTGGTGACCGCGCTCGGCGCCGTGGGCGGGACCGGGTTGCTCGGTGCGCTCGGAACTGTCTCCGTTGTCGCCGGTGCGATCGCTGCCATTGCCGGCGTCTACACCGGCAACAAGCTCGCGCAGCAATCGATCGAGGACCAAGCCAAGGGTATGGGGTTTGAACAGAAGTCGGGCGGCTGGTTCGGGATGCCAACCTTTCACAACCCGACCACCGGCGAGGACCTGTCTTACGAGGACATGCTGAAACGCCAGGGGCGACCCGCCGGCCGCAGCGACGCCCAACGCTGGATGTTCGGACCTGACCAACCGGGTGGGCAGGCGACGCCGGGTAGCTTCACACCGACCGCGCCGGAACTGACGCCCGAGGGGAAGGGGCTGCTTACGACGATCGCGGCGCATGAATCGCGCGGCGATTACAACGTGCTTTATGGCGGCGGACACTTCGCCGGAAACCAGTTCCCGCAATGGGCTGGCCTCGACAATTCGCACGCCGCCGGTGCCTATCAATTCCAGCCCGGCACGTTCGCCGGGGTGCAGCGCGCGCGCCCCGACATCACCGACTTTTCGAAGCCCAATCAGGATCGCGCCGCGTGGTATCTCGCGCAGACCGATTATCACCGTCGCACCGGCCGCGACCTGACGGTCGACCTCAAGGACCCGTCGCAGGCACAGAACATCGCCAGCGTGCTGCAACCGACCTGGACCTCGACCAACGCGCCGGGGTGGGCGAAAGAACTTCAGGCCAATCTCGACGCCGCGCGCAAGACGGCGCTGCCGCTCCCCCCCACACCGCCCGCGATGGCGCCGCCCGTCGCCAGCGCACCGCCCGCCGCGATGCCGCCAGCCGCGCCACCCGTCAACGGCTCGGTCGACGTGGAAATCACGCATCGCAACCCGCCGCCTAATTCCGCCGTGACCGCGACCGGATCGGGTTCCGTCAACGTCGCACCGCCGCGCGTCGAGCACGCGGCACTGGCCGACATATGAGCGGGTTCCTCGCGCCGATCGTCGGGGCGGTGCAGACCGCCGGCAGTGTCGTCACCGACGTTGCCAGGATCGGGCAACTCGCCGGGGGAGCGCTCGAGGTCGACAATTCCGGCCTGTCGTTTACCGGCGGCTCATGGTGGCAGCAGCTACAGCCCGGCTCCTGGCGCGGGGTGGGGTTCGTCCTCGACGCCGGCCAGACCAAGGCCGGACGCCGCGTCGCGATCCATGAATACCCCTACCGCGACACCGCATGGCCCGAGGACCTGGGGTTGCTGCCGCGCCGCTTCTCGGTCGAAGCCTACCTGACCGGCGATGACGTGTATCAGCAGCGCGACGCCATGCTCGCCGCGTGCGAGCAACCGGGGCCGGGCACGCTGGTGCATCCGACGCTGGGCAGCGTGCAATGCGTGTTGCTCGATTTCACCGTGACCGATCGCCGCGAACGTGGGCGGTATGTCGAGGTCTCGCTCGCGTTCATTCTCGCCGGGGATGTGCTGTATCCCGGCACCGCGCTCAACACCGGCGACGCGATCACCTCGGCCAGTGCCGCGCTCAATGCCGCCAGCAAGGGCGACCTGGGCGGCGTCCTCGCCTCCGTCACCTCCTCGGTGCATCAGGTGACCGGCGCCGTCGGGCAGTTCACCTCGATCGCCGGGACAATGGTCAACGACGCCTCGCGCGTATTCGGTGCCGTGCGGGGCCTGACAGGGTTTTTCGGGCGGTTCTCGACGGGGTCCCGCTCAACCCTCCTGCCCATCACCGCGACCGTCCAGACCGCTCTGAACGCCGCCACGACGGCGCGGACCCTGGTCAACTCGAGCATCGGTCTGGTCAACCACGTGGCCTCGCTCCTGTGAGCCAATCCGACGCCTTCGCCGACGCCTCGGTGCAGCTCGCCGACGCCCTCGCCGCCGCCGCGAACGATCCCGCCGACGCGATCCGGCTCCTGCTGCCGCTGTGCGCCTGGGTGCCGCCGCCCGTGCGCGGAACCGGGCCGCTCGCGGTCAATGCGCAGATCGCGCTGGACGCCATCGCCAGCAACCTGCGCTGCGCCGCCTGCGCCGCCCTGGGCGGGGCTGCGGGGGCGTATCAGCCGATCAGCTACCAAGACGCCATGAGCGTCCGCGCCGCCGTCTGCGGTGCCCTGGACGCCGAAGCGACCCGCGCCGCCGACGATGGTCGGGACGCGGTGTATGCGGCGCTACGCGATCTGCGCTGGACCGTCGCCCTCGACCTCGCGCTGCGCGGCGCCAACCTCGCGTGGCTGGTGGAGATTGCCACCGCCGCGCCGATGCCATCGCTCGCCGAAGCCTGGACGCTCTACCAGGACACGACGCGCGAGCCTGGGTTGGTCGGTTCGGCGGAACCGTCCAATCCGCTATTCCTCCCGCCGACGTTCCCGGCGCTCAACCAATGAGCGCTGCGCATGGCGTGCCACCGCGTGGGGCGCCGCAAGGTGCCACCGACACCCTCACGCTCAAGGTGGGCGGCAAGAACCTGACCGGCTGGCAACGCGTCAGCGTGATCCGCTCGATGGACAGCGTGCCCGCCTCATTCGACATCCAGGTGACGGAAAAATACCCCCTGGCGCCAGACATCGATGTAAAGCCGGGGGCACCGTGCACGGTCTCGATCGGCGGCGACCTCGTGCTGACCGGCTACGTCGACCGCTACACCGCCAGCATCGCGGCCGGCGACCACACCGTGCGCATCGCCGGGCGCAGCATGAGCGAGGACCTGGTGGATTGCTCGGCGCTGTTCGATACCAGCGGCAATCAGCCGGGGATGCAGAAGCTGAACGGGACCGCCCTCGCCATCGCGCAAGGTCTCGCCAAGCCCTACGGCGTGACCATCACCAGCCTTGCCGGCGACGGCGCCACGATCCCGCAATTCAACATCAACCTGGGGGAGACCGCCTGGGAAATCATCGATCGCGTGACCCGCTATTCGAAGCTGGTCGCCTATGACCTCCCGGACGGCTCGATGGTGATGGCGCAGGCCGGCAGCGAACAGATGGCCAGCGGCTTCGCGCTCGGTTCCAACGTCGAGCACGCCGATGTCAGCTATTCGATGGACGAACGGTTTTCCCAGTATGAAGCCCACTTCCTGTCAACGATGGCGTTCGGCACCGACGCCGGGGTGAACTCGCCGACGATCGGCCAGATTGTGAAGGACGATGGCGTGCCCCGCTTTCGCAAACGCTACATCGTCAGTGAGCAAACGATCCTGGGTCGCCCGATCGCGTATGACCGCGCGGTGTGGGAACGCAATCGCCGCTATGGCCGCTCGCAGGTCTTCAACGTGGTGTGTGACAGTTGGCGCGACGCCGCCGGTGCGCTGTGGGCGCCGAACCACCTCGCGCCGATCCAGGCCACCGCGCTGAAGCTTCCCGCGCCCAATGATGATGTCTGGGTGATCGCCAGCGTCAGCTACCTGCGCGATGAAAACGGCCAGCACGCCGCGCTAACCCTGATGCCGAAACAGGCATTCGATCCGGAGCCGCTGTCGTTGCAGAACATCCCGCCGATGATCGGGGACACGCAGGGCAACAACCCGACCAAGCCGGACAACACCTTCAATCCGCCCAAGCAGACGGCGCAAACATGAGCGTGGCAGATCGCCTTTATCGTCGCGTCCAGATGATGCTGGCCCCAGTGAAGATCACCGCGACCGATGACACCGGCCCGGTGCACCGCGCCCAGGTGCGCGCCATGGCGCCGGAGCAAATCGATAACGTCGCGGTGTTGCAGCTTTACGGCGTGGCCTCGCACGCGATGCCGGGCAGCGACGCGATGGCGCTGTTCGTCAGCGGTGACCGATCGAACGCGGTGATCGTTGCCACCAACAACCAGGGCGCGCGAATGCGCAACCTCAAGCCCGGCGAGGTCGCGCTTTACACCGACGAAGGCGATTACGTGAAACTGTCGCGCGGCAAGATTATCGAGGTGAATTGCCAGACCAAGGTTCGGCTGGTGACACCGCGCCTCGAAGTGACCGGGGACATCATCGATCACTGCGACGATCAGCCGCACACGGTGCAGGACATGCGCAACATTTACAACGAACATGAGCACGGCGACGTGGAGCCGGGTGGCGGCACCACATCACCACCAACGGTGCCACAATGACCGATAGCTGGATCGTCGACAGCGGGTTGCCACTGGTGATCAGCCTCGACCCGCTGCCGCCCGCGACGCTCGCCGGGGACATCCTGGTGCAGTGGGATAACGTCAACACCATCGGCGACTGGGTGCTTGCATCCGGGGATGTCCAGACCGGGCAGGATTTAGAAACCGCCTGTCTGGTGTCGCTGTTCACCGACAAACTGGCGACGCCAGACTTCGTGCCGACCGATGGCACGTCAGACCTGCGCGGCTGGTGGGCTGATCCTTACCTCGACCAGCCGCTCGGTTCGAACCTCTGGCAACTCGATCGCGCCAAGAAAACCCGCGACACGCTCGGCCTCGCGCGCCGCTACGCATCCGACGCGTTGCAGTGGCTGGTCGATGACGGCGTGGCCAAGTCGGTGACCGTCGACACGCAATGGCTCGGCGCGGCGGGGTCGACCATGCTTGGTATCCGCGTGGTGATCCTCAAGCCGGATGGTTCCTCGACCCGGTTCACCTTCGGCTGGGCCTGGGACAACCTCGCGACGCTACGGTTGCCCTGATGCCATTCGCCCGCTCGACTCTCACCGCGCTGCGCAATCAGGCGATCGAGGACATAACGACCTCGGGCGTGCCGGGCCTCAACGGGCTGTTGCGCAACGCCGTGATGCCCGTCCTCGCCTGGGTGATGGCGGGGTTCACCTATTCGCTCTATGGGTTCCTCGACTGGATCGCGATGGAGGGCGTGCCCTTCACCTCGACCGATGAATACCTCTATGCCTGGGGCGCCCTGGTCGGGGTCTTTCCCAAGGACAGCACGCCCGCGACCGGCATGGCGCAGTTCACCGGTGGCACACCGGGCGTGGTCGTCCTCAACGGCTCCACGCTGACGCGCCAGGACGGCACGCCCTACACCTCTACCGCCGACGCCGCCGTTGACGGAACCGGCAACGTGCTGGTGCCTTTCGAGTCTGCGGTGAACGGTGCCGCGACCGATTGCGCGGCCGGCACGCCGATCAGCCTCGACACGCCGCCGGCCGGGGTGAACGCCGGGGGCCTGACGGTTGGCCCGACGCAAGGCGGCACCGACCAGGAAACACAAGACGAGTTCCGCACGCGCATGTTGGCGCGCTACGCCGCACCCCCGCAGGGCGGCGCTCAAGCTGATTACATCGAATGGGCAACCTCGGTCCCGGGGTGCACACGCGCCTGGATACAGCCGCAAGGCTACGGCGCCGGATCGGTGGTGATATATCCGATGTTCGATGACGCCAACGCCGCCAACGGCGGGTTCCCGATCGGCACCGATGGCGCCGCCAGCGAGGAACCGCGCGCCGCCACTGCGACCGGCGATCAGCTTGCCATCGCCGAGTATATCTGGCCGGTGCAGCCGGTGACCGCGCTGGTGTGGGTCGCCGCGCCGGTGCCCTCGCCGATCGCAATCGACATCATCGGTCTGGAACCAAACACCGCCGACATGCAGGCTGCCATCGTGTCATCGATCGATGACATGTTCCTGGCGCGCGCCGAGGTCGGCGGCACGATGTATCCGAGCGACATTTACGCCGCGATCCAGGCGACGCCTGGGGTGATCCACTTCGCGGTGGACAATCCCACGACGCCGGTGCCCGCGCCGCCTGGGGGCCTTCCTGTCGCCGGCACGGTGACGTTCCCGCCGCTCTGATGTTCGCACCGCTTTACACCGTCACCGATTACCTGTGGCAATTCCAGCGCCTGCTTCCGCGCGGCCGCATCTGGCATCGTGGCTGGGGCACCGTGCAGGCCGAGGACATCCTCACGCTGTTGCCGCAGACTGTGCGGCTCAATCAGCGCGCGATCGATGTGCTGCGCGAGACGTTCCCATGCAGCACGAACGAATTGCTGCCCGAATGGGAGGCGACGCTCGGCCTGCCTGATCCCTGCACCGGGACACTGCCGACGATCCAGCAACGGCAGGCTGCGGTGTGCGCCAAGTTCGCCGCGCGCGGTGGACAGTCCGCGCAATACTTCATGGACCTTGCCGCCGCGTTCGGCACACCGATCGCGATCACCACGTTCCGCCCGTTCTATGCCAGCGAGGGGCGCGTCGACGATCCGTTGTATGACGAACAATGGGCCTATGTGTGGCTGGTCAGCGTGTCGAACGTTGGCTCGGTCGTGTATTTTCGGGTCGACGAAAGCGCTGTCGACGAACCGCTGCAAACGTTCGGCAACAGCGCCATCCAATGCCTGCTCGAAAGCCTCAAGCCCGCACATACGCAGATCATCTTTGCCTCGACTGACGGCTCGCTGTGGGACTGGCAGGGGCCGGAGGATCAATCAGTTTGGGACAACGGCGCGTCGCCTTGGGACACGCACGCGAACCTAATATGAAGGGCGTCGACTGATGTCAGCAATCGACCCGACGGTGCCGGTCTACGGCTTCCCGACCACCGCGAGCGTGCGCGGTAACTTTCAAACCGCGCATGATGAAATCACCACCTTGCAAGCCGCCGTCACCGCCTTGCAAGCCGCGACAGCCAACGGGCCGTTCCTGCCGATCGTCGGCGGCGAAATCACCGGCAATCTGCAAGTCGATGGCGCGCTGAACGTCGGGACGGCGGGGGGTGCCGGCTTTACGTTCGATGTGGCGGGCAGCGGGCGGTTCAGCGGCCCGTTGTCCGTTGGTTTAGACACGGCAACGTCAGCAGCGTCCAACATTACCATCAATGGTGCCGTTGGCGCCCAGCGGCAACTTCTTTTTCGAACCGCTTCGCTCACCCGCTGGAGTTTCTTTGCAGATACCTCAGCCGAGTCAGGCGCCAATGCCGGTTCTAATTTGATCATTGGTGCTTTCAACGACGCCGGGGCGTATGCTGGCCCATTGATCGTAGGCAATCGTGCGACGAGAGTCGTGACAATCAGCGCATCGCTTGGAAATACCACTTTAGGCCAGGACACCGGCATTACCGCTCAGTTTACCCTCAATGGCCCCGCTGGTTTGGGGAAACAAATTCTTTTTCGGTCAGCTTCATCTAGCCGATGGATAATGCAAGCAACTGCGACGGCCGAATCTGGCGGCAATGTTGGTTCCGACTTTAACCTCTTTCGGTATGACGATACCGGAACGTCGCTGGGGAGTGCGTTCTCCATCATCCGAAGCACGGGCGCCACGACAATCCCCGGCGCGTTGACTCTCTCCAATGGCGGCTCGTTCGCGGGCACGTTCTCGGGCACTCACACGTATTCAGGCCCCGTGACGTTCGCAGGCGCCGTGACGATGAGCGCCGGCCTATCGCTCGGCAACACGCTGGCGCCGGGTGGTGTCACCGATCTGTCTCGCGGGATTGCATTGTTCCAAAATCTGTATGGGTTCAATGTCACAAGTAGCCGACTTAACATTGTCTCGCCCTCCTCGTCGGCCGTTATGGTGAATATCGGTGGCACCGACGTGGCCACGTTCAACAGCAGCGGCATCACCGCCAACACGATCACTCCGGCGCAAGGCACCGACAACACCGCGCTCGCAAGCACGGCATTTGTGACGCGGTTCTCGCAGGGCTACGGCTCGGTGGCGATCAGCGACGCCGACACAGTGCTGACGATGGCGCAAGCATCGATCCGCAATCTCGTTATTACCGGCACGACAACTGCCGATCGCAACATCACCCTGCCGACCACCGGCAATCAGCGCTGCTGGGTCATAGGGAATGGCACTACGGGCGGCTTCAATATCATCGTCGGTTTTGGCAGCGGCGCGACGTTCACCATCCCAGTCGGCGCAAGGATGGAAATCTTTTGGACAACGGCTGCTGCGGCTGCGCTGCATACAATGGTGGGGCCAGCGCTACGCATCGGCGATACGACGCGGAACGCGTTTAACTTTGCGAGCGGCACAGGCACGGCCGGCATCGCGACACTCGGCCTCAGTGGCACGGGCGGTTTGCAATTCGCCACCATGCCGCTCGGCTTCAACGCGGCAACACCGATCGCCAAGCCCACGGTGACCGGCGCGAAAGCCGGCAACACCGCGCTGGCGTCGCTATGCGCCGCGCTGGTGAGCTACGGCCTGATCGCTGACACCAGCAGCGCATAAGGAGGTTCGCATGTATCGCATCGATAACGCCGACGCGACCAGCACACTGCCGACGCCGCTCGCGCCGGGGCCGGTGCCTCATGGGTTTTTCCAGAGTGGCAACCCCTCGACCGGACAGAAGGCAACGACGGTCGACCGCGACTGGGCGAACACGCAGCAAGAGGAAATCGCCAACGTTGTCGAAGCCGCCGGCATCACGCTTTCCAAGACCAACAACGCGCAACTGCTCGCGGCGCTGCGCTCGCTGTTTGTCACCCGCACCAAGGTGACAACCAATATGACGATCTATGTCAACCCGACGACCGGGAATGATGCCAACAACGGACTGACTGCGGGTGCACCGTTTCGCACGATCCAGGCAGCGATCAATGCGGTGTATTCATCTTATGACTGGAACTCTCACGGCTGCACGATCCAACTCGCGGACGGCACTTACAATTACGCCGTTACCAATGGATATGCGGCGGGGTTCAACGGCATTCCATTTGGCATGCAAGGAATCTTCACGCTGATGGGAAACATCGGTTCCCCCGGCAACGTCATCATCAACGCGACAAATGCCAACTGCCTGAGCATGCTCAATGTGCCGCTAAGTGTGCGGGGAATCACTTTCCAGGCGACCGGTAACGTTCTCACGCCTTCCTCGGTGCAAGGCTACGGCGCGAGCGTAGGATCAGGTGCAAACCTCGACATACAAAGCTGCCGGTTTGGAAGCTGTGGCAGCGTGCAGGTGAACGTCTTTACTGGCGGGATCGCGGAGGTAACCGGCTCGGCCGTGACGTTCACAGGTTCAACACCGTATGCGCTTTTCGCCAGCAACGGTGGTTACATCTGGATGCCGGGTGCGACGGTTACTGTCACGGGTTTGGCTTTGACCGGCGGATTCATCGTCGCGGGTGAATGCGGCACCATAGACGCCGGAGGTTGCACATTTGTCGGGTCGGCGACCGGGCCGCGTTACGTGGCAACCCTCAATGGGGTGATCAATACCAACGGCGGTGGCGCTAATTATTTCCCCGGGGATGCCGTCGGATCGGTGGGCTTGGGCGGCCAATACGTCTAGCTGCGAGGAACCAACTATGTCGCGATACAACCCGCTCGACTGGTATTGGATCGTTGGTGGCGATGGTCCGCATGAGCCGTTCACCGGCGACGAGTCGCGCCGCTTCAGTTCCGCGCGCAACGGCTATGTGCCCTCGACCGATGAAACCTATGTTGCGTGGCAGGCCGCACAAGAGGCAGAACGCGGGTTCGATCCAACGACGCGGATTGATACCGAGGACAACCTTGCCGCCGTGCTGCTGCCCTACGCCATCACCGCCAATTTCGCGAACCTGGAGCCGCCAGCATGAACGCGATACCGCCGCTCCGCCCCGATCAGCCGGTGACGATCACCCTGCCGGCCGCGCGCTGGAATGAGGTGATCGAGGGCATCACGTTGCT